ATGTTAGGTTATTATGTGGATGGTTTTAGTATTTTTGGTGTCGGAGATCATGAAGGTGCTATGATAAATTTGTATCAGAGCCAACCTGATGAAGATAAAGGGGATGTAAAGAGAATACAGGTGGCAAATATAAGAATGGATAATGAATGTGTGCAAAGGTTATATGATTCATTAGGCGAGCTGCTTAACGGTACACCTGATGATGGTAAGGTGATAAAGTAAAAATAATTTTTATCATTTCTTTTGTCGGAATCCGACAGGATGAAAAAAATAGGAATGAAAACCCCCAATGTAGCCGCATCGGGGGTTTTGTTTTGTGTTCACTATGGAACAATAATTTCTCTTTGTCTACCGACATTATAGCATATGCAAAAATGATTTGCAATATGCGTATTAATGTTTGTCGGAATCCGACAGGATTATCATTTTAATCAAGCCCTAATTCCTTTAACGCTTCAGCTTCAGAAACAAATTCTTTGCAATCAGGGTTTGTTTGAATATCTGTTATCATTGCTTTGTCCCACTCATCAGGTTCTACTTCTTCAATATCAGACCAAGTGTGTTTGGGAATATAATCTATTATAAAATTCCACACTTCTTTTGCTGCATCTTCATCCATGATGGAAACGGCACCGACAATTCTTTCTTTTATAGCATCCATATATTTTCCTCCTATTTTTTATATACTTGACTACGATTATCAATTTTTTCTATATAGCATACTTGCCCCTGTTTATTAAATATTATGCGGTAATTTCCAACACGTAAACGATATAAGAATTCATTATTACCTTGCATTTTTTTAATATCGCCATATGGAATTTTGCGTATGGCTGTGACTATTCTTTGTCTTGTAGTTTTGTCTAATTTTTTTAAGAATTTTATTGCTTGTTTAGAGTAGTGTATTTCCAAAAATAATGTACCTCCGTTCTAATGTCATTGCATGGTTTAAAGGTGTCTAAAAATTTATACTTTTCACTGCACCCGGCTAAAAAGTATTTTCTACATTCTCTGCTTTCGATTTTTTATGAACCATCAAAGTTGGTTCAAAATATATATTATAGTATCCATAGGACACTGATATTCCATATTTTTGTCTGTAACACTCCAATGCATCTTGAAAAAATTTTTCGGTTACACCTAAACAGTCAGCCATTTCATTGATATTTCTGCATCGTTCTTCAAAGCATTTTACCAACCCGGCAAGACCAATCTGTTTATTGTAAGCCCAAAGTCTTGCGGTGTGTTCCTGTTTGCGGTTGGAGAAATCTGTCTGGTCGAGAATATCTCCAACAGATGTGTAATAATGACCTAGTTCTTCAGCAAGCACACACGCCTTTGTTGTTTCTGGTATATCTTTTTTTACAGCTATTGTTGTATTAAGTATTAAGCCGCTATGTGCTTTTAAAGGTAATTCAATAATTTCAATATGTTTTTGCTCCGCTTCTATTGTTAATTCTTCGTAATTCAATAAATCCTCCAAAGTATATTATTGTTCGTTGTTTCTAATATGTTTTTTTAGTATTTCAATATCATTTTGTCTGTCTGTTTCTGATGAGTTATCATCTTCGTGTGCCGCCAGTAGTGAAATATTAACATCATCACTTTTGGGTGGAACCATATTGTCAATCATGCCATATATAATATTTTTCTGCTCATCTGTCAGTGTGCTTATTTTTTTTATATAACTTGAAAATCTATGTGAATGTTCAAGGTCATTATTCGAGAATGATTTGTCACAATCAATTATAATTGTATCTGATAGTTCTTCATTTTTTTTATTTGTATTTTCTTCTAATCCCATAAGGTATTCAGGAGTAGTTTTTAATGCTTCAGCGAAGGATTTTATTTTTGATTGAGGAATGTCACTTTTTCCTAGTTCTATTTTATTTATTGAAGAACGGGATTTATATCCCATTGCCTGTGCCAATTCATCTTGTGTCATATGAAGTTCTTCTCGTCTTTGTCGTATCCTATTGTACAGTTCCATATAATTTCACCTCACACACTTTTATTTATATATAATATATCATGCTGTTGAACTGAAATCAACGAAAATATAAAAAGATAAATAAAAGTGTTGACAATAATTCTACAATATGTATAATGCAAAAAGGCAGATGCTATATAGACATCTGCCTTAATTATTAAATGAAATAGGTGGGGTGACAATCCCACATCTCTTTAAGACCACAAGGGCGTGACGGCTGCCTGTTCCGTCCTCAGATTTCATTTATATAAGTTTATGTTTTTCATCCTTAATTATACACAGTAAATAAAAAAAGTCAAGGATTTTATACTGCTTTAGCACGACCATTGGTAATATAGTTTTCTAGCTGAGAGTCTCTTAATGGGTACATAGTACGAAAAGAAGCTTTACCATCGTTTTCTATACGAATTGCAACGGATGTATTTTTAGTATATTTTTTTATAAAAGATATACTGTTATCTTTAGGATTAGTGCTTATAAAATCGGGCTTTGATATTATAGATGGAATATCTTCAAAGCATTGTTTAAATTGCTCCAGAGAATCAAAATCCAAAATATGTTTTTGAATGTGTTTGATACGGTTTTTCCAAAATATAATATCAGCACCGTCTATCATGTGTTGTGCAATATCAGGATTTAGCTCTGATACTATCGAAATCAATTTGGAATTTATAACACCTATAGAGACAGCTTTAGAATTATCCTTAAATGTGTTGTCGTCTAGTTTATTTACCTTTTTCATACATGTATTCCTTTTTATGTTTTTTATCTCATTCACCCTTTTCTTTCCTCTTTAAAGCCATAAGCATACTATGTACCGTTTGTAAATCTTCCGGTTCAGCATCTTTGGCAGCATCAAAGAGCAATGAAAGTTCTTTGCTATCATATATTTGTTGTGCAATCTTACTTGTCTCAGGATTAAGATAGTAAGATTGTTCTTGTTCATGTGAATGGTCTTCTACTAAATCAGATTTAGGAATACCAAAGTAATTTGCCATTAATTCAATTTTATCAATACGTGGATAAGTATTACCTTTTACCCAATCTGTGAATGTTGTATATTTTACACCTAGAGCATCACACATTTCACTTCTTGATTTATGATGTTTATCCATGTAATATTGTATATTTTTTGACATGATTTTTTTATTTCCAAGGCTACTCATTAAGCTACCTCCTTTTGATTTATTATAGAGTGAAATCGTAAAAAAATCAATATAAAAAGAAAAAATTACGATAAAACCGTTGACATTACGGAAAAACCGTAGTATTATTTTGGGTATCGAAGGGAGGTTTAACAACAATGGAAAAATCATTGTTTACTTTGAAAACGGCAAGAGAACGAAAAGGACTAAAACAAGTTGAAGCTGCAAAGTTAATAGGAGTAAGTGTTGATACTCTAGGGAATTACGAAAGAGGAAAATCATATCCAGACATACCTATTCTTAGAAAAATAGAAGAAGTGTATGACATTCCTTATTCAAGACTTATTTTTTTACCTTTAGATTACGATAAAACCGTAAATGTAGTTTGAAAGTTATAAAGCGAGGTGAGAATGATGGATAAAAAGGTAGAAAACATAAAAGCTTTACAGGCAGAACTTGACCGAAGAACTGCAGTTGAAAAGTTAGCTGAGAAACTTATTATTGATGGAAAGTTTGAGGAAGCGAAAGAACTTCTTGACACATTGGATGATGATAAGGTTGAAAAGCTGATGGAAGCAGGTGAGTTCCAGGAAATTTTTTCACATAAAAATGTTGAAACTACAAAAAGATATATCGGTGCAAAAGAGCATACAGAAAAAGCCATTGATTTGTATTTAAAGGTGAATTGTAATTCTGACATACCCAAGCATAATTTCGAGAGACTTAATGATGTTATTAACGAAATTGTAGCTTTGCAGGAGAAAGGAACTAAGTTGAATGTCCGTATTTTAGCGAATATGAAGTGAGGTGATTTGGTAAGATGGCACAGATTGTTATCAGTGCGGTAATTGCATCTGCAATATCCTTTTTGATATTGCACTGGTCGGATGTTGAGGATATTGCAGACGACATTTTGACGAGTTTAAAAAAGAGAAAGAAGTAATGTTGTTATCAATGAACTAAGCACACCTACAAAAATAGGAATGCCAATATTGGTAAGTGCATACTGAACAGTGGTCAAGCCCTAAGCATAAAATAAAACAAAAGCAGAAAAGGAGAGAATTATGGCAAAAAAGAAGATAACGCATAAAATCCTCGTGCCGACTAAAGACGGCGGTTATGTAAACTTTAACGATTTGTCAGAGGAGCAGAAGCAGCACATAAGAAATCAGTGCTTTACAAGATTTGCTGACAGCTACATGGGACAGCTTGGATATACAAGGGTACATACAGAGGACGAAGCGGTTTCACAGAATTAATAATTTGCTGTGCTATCGGCATGACGGGCTTATGGAAAGGAGCATGAGGACAGTGAGCAGAAGAAAGAAAATGAAGAAAATGGTTAAGGTTGAGACAAAACAGCTTAATGATTTGCTTTGCAAGGAGTATCTTGTCGAGGCCGTAGCAAAGGTTATAGCGGATGATGGCAGTAATGATGTGAAGATTGCTCAGATAGCTGCTATTTTGCAGATGTAAAAAGGCAAAAGAAAGGATGATGATTTTATGGATATAAGTTTACATGATTTGGCTGGTGGAGCTTTGCAGGAGAAAGTCAATCAGGCTTTTGAGCAGGTTATGAAGAATATGCAGGATCCAAATACTCCATGGAAGAATAAGAGAAAAATAAATCTTACTCTTTCGTTTGAGCAGAATGAGGATAGGACAGATTGCACTTGCGATATTTCAGTAGATACAAAGCTGGCATCTGTAAAACCTGTTAGCACAAAATTCTGTACTCAAAAAGATTTGACAACAGGCAAAGTTTATGCACAGGAGTATGGTCCGGGTATAAAAGGGCAGATGTCATTTGATGATGTTGAGAAAAACGAGATTGAGATTGACGGTCAGATTGTAGATACGGAGACGGGAGAAATTAAAGAAGATAAGAGCGTAATTGATTTTAGAAACAATGTTAAACAGGCATAAATTAGGAGGATATAAAGATGGAGAAAGAAGCATTAGCATATGCAGTTGAGCTGGCAGAGCCACACATAAAGGAAGTTAATGGGGAGTTTTATTCGGACAAGGTATTAAAGAGATTAGTACATAATCCAAAGGCAGAAGCTATTAAACTTACAACGCTTCGTAGCCTTGTTGATTACATTAAATCCGGTACAGATATTATGTCGGATAAAATGATTATTCATGTGGAAAGTCCGACAGTGGTAAGTTTGTATTCATGCCTTGACCTTGACAGAGGGCGTGAATATATAGCTTCTGTTTATGCAGAACTGCCGTCATTTCCTTTTGGGAAGTTTATTGAACATGAGAGGTTTCTTATTGGAGTTCAGTCAACATTTATATCAAACAATGACAAGGAGTTGCTTTTGAAGTTTGCAGGAACAGTGGAAAACGGAACGATTGCCAGTTATGGTGATGATGGTGTGACACAGAAAGCGACAGTAAAAACAGGTGTCGCTTCAAAGTCAGACGCTGTTATTCCTAGTCCTGTTAAGTTAAAGCCATATCGTACATTTACAGAGGTTGAACAGCCTGAAAGTAGTTTTATATTCCGTATGAAAGAGGATAAATACGAGGGTATTCAGTGTGCTTTGTTTGAAGCTGATGGAGGAGCGTGGAAATTACACGCTATGGAGAATATCCAGGAATATCTTGAGGAACAGCTTGATAATCTTTCGGGATTTACGATTATTTCATAAGGAGACAGATTTGCACAATGACAATAATTTTTATCGTTCCAGTGATCCATTTTTTGTAGTAACCTGCAATGATTGTGGCAGAAAAGTGTGGAGCACCAGACGAATAAATGAAAAGTGCAGCAGGTGTGGTAGTGGAGCAGTCAAAACAGAAGCACCATACCACACGATTGAAGAATATAAAGGGAGATGTAATGAGGAGAGATGATAAGCCTTTGAAAAGGCTGAATCGGTTTAAATATCGTGAGTTAAATTATTTCTGTTATCAGTATAATTCATGGAAAGCTCAGATTAGAGATATTGAAGATGCTTTGGGTGTCTCAGGTGTAAATTATGATGGGATGCCACACGCACATAATTATGAGTCTCCGGTTGAAGATGTGGCAATCAGACTTGCTTTGTTTAGCAGTAAAGTTGATTTGGTTGAAAAAGCTGCAAGGCTGACTGATGCAGAGCTGGCAAGTGCGTTACTTAGATATTGCACAACTCCGGGTATGAGTTTTCAACAGCTCTGTAAAAAGGAGAATGTGCATTGTAGTCAGGCTACTTTTTACAGAAAAAGAAGTGAGTTTTTCTGTAAGCTGGACAAACTCAAGGAAGAAAATTTTTATTCAGAACTGCCAAGAAAATACAGGGCAGTTGAGAAACATCATAGAGGTAAATGGACCTCATGATATTTATTATTTTTTGTAATTAGCTTGTATATTTTACTTCAACTATTCGGGGAAAATATATGGGTTAAATAATATATTTTTTATTTTTTGGTGTGTATGCTTTTAACTGAGAAATCAGGGGGAGTATATGTGCCGTAATTAAGGGAAGGTGACGGCTATTCGGACGGTGTCAGTTGGTCGGATGTCTTCCTTGCCTTTGTAAAATAAACCTGTTTGATTAGATTTAGGAGGACGCACCATGAACCGAAAAGAGGGTATTGATTACTTTCCGGTAAAATGTGCGGCTGATAAAAACATTGAACTTGTAACAGCAGAGTGTGGGTTAAAGGCACACGCCGTCATATATGCGTTACTTCAGGAGATATACGGAGTACATGGTTATTATTGTGAATGGCAGCGAGAGAAAGCGTTGTCACTTTCGTCACGAATGTTTGGCGGGGGTGACAGGGCGGTCAATCGCATAAATGAAATAGTGAACTGCTGTGCAAGGTGGGGTGTCTTTTCATTGGAACAGCTTGAGCAAAATAGAATTTTAACTTCCGAGGAAATTCAGGAAAATTTTCTTTTTGCAACCAAAAGAAGAAAAGCTGTAAAAATGAAGAGAGCATACCTCTTAGTTAAAGTCGCCCTTTTGCCGGATAATGTAATCATTTTGGATGAAAATGTAGACATTTTGGATGAAAATGCAGACATTTTAAAACATAGTAAAAGTAATAGTAAATATACTAACACTCTATCTATAGTGCCAACGCTTCAGGAGGTAAAAGATTATGTTGCTTTAAACAATCTTAAAATCAATCCTGAAAAGTTTTATGAATATTATGACCGTATTGATTGGAAAGACAAGTATGGCAGGAGAATAAACTGGAAAAGCACTGCTGATTATTGGAATAAGACAGAGCGACCTGAGAAGCAGACTGCCAATAATTCAAAAGTTAAGTCAAATTCTTCAGGAAATAAGAAAAATCAGTTTAACAATTTCAGTCAGAGAAATGTGAGTTCGTCAGATATGGGCGAGCTTGAACAGCGTTTATTGCAGCGTGGATAATCTGTCGGAATCCGACAGGTAAGAAATTTAGTGAGGTGATTTCAAATGAAGAATATAAATCTTTTAATAAATATTTTAATGGATATCATGGAATTTGAGGGCTTGGAATTTGAAAGAATAAATATTGATGATGGTGGTGCAACAGAAGAAGCAGAGGTTCATTATCACATTAAATGTCCTTATTTTGTCGGAGATGAAAGAGCCTTATGTCATGGATGTAAACTCAGTGATGTCGGAAGAGATTTATGTGTTAAGTGTAAATTTCAATGGTTATTGGATGAAGTAGACGAATAATAATTTTGACAGCAAAAAAGTTTTAAATGCACTTTTACATATAGCTGTAGGAAAATTAACATCACAAATAAAGCTGGGAGTGTGGTGCAGCTCCCGGAAAGGAGCAGGAATGAAACAGACAAAGAAAAAAAGTAAATGTATAGGATGCGGAAAGCAATTTACTGTGAATGCGAGAAATCAGCATTATTGTTCCGTTGAATGTCGTGAGTATGAGCGTAAAAAAAGACATGCACAGATGTATAAAAAAAGAAAAACACAGAAAAAGGCAAAACGAATGGAGGAAAAGAAAAAAGAAAAGCATATGGGAGAGCTTGCAAGCTTTAATGATGAAGCAAAGCATATGGGGCTTACATATGGACAATATATGATTTTTTTACAGACAGAAAAAGATCAGAAAGAAAGAGCAAAGATAAGCTAAGGAGGATGTTGATATGTTGAATAAATTGTTGATAAAGATTGTGAAAAAGGTTGGTTATGTGCAGGGACTTGAAACAAGAGTGGAACAGCTTAAGGCAGTAGAGACAAGGCTTCGTGAGGAAAAGGGGGATGCAGTAATTGAAAAGAAAAGGGCTGCATTGAAATTAAAATATCTTGAGAGCGTGGTTATTGATTTGATACAGCAGCCACATATGGTATTTGCAGATGCAAAGGGAAAGTTTATAAGCATTGACGAAGCTGATTTGGACGCAAATAAAAACAAGTATGTCAAGTGTACACATACATTCCCAGAAAACAGAATTATGGTGAGAGTTAAGGAGGGAGCAGAAGAGTGATTGATGAAAAAATACTTATAAAAGTTTTTGAAAACAGGATTGATACATTTTTAAAGCAGCACCCAGACCAGAAAGATTGTGCAGCAGTGCAGGGACAGAGAGAAATTATACAGTTGATTGAGGCAGAAGCAAAAAGGCAGGAGGCGGAACGGCGGGAACACATAAAGAGCTTTGAGTGTAAGCTGTTAGGCAGACTGGACGATATAAAGGAGTCAAAAGAAGCGTTTTGCGATGAGCAGGAAGAAAAGTGCGGTTTATATGATAGTTGTTTTAATTGTTTAATCGGTGGTATTGTCGATTTAATAAAACAACTTGAGGATGAACAGGAATACTCTTATGCAAACTTTGATGAATATGTGGAAGAGATTGCACCGTACTTTGATGCGGAATATAATGACTGCTTTTGTGACGGCATCAAACAGGCGATTATGGTTATTAGAGCGGCTTTTAGAGAGAAGATGCCGAGGATAATGGAATATGTTGTGACAAAGTGAAGATATATGAGAGGTGAGTAGTAAAGGTAAAAACTAAGAATGAATGATTGAAAGTGAATAGCTGGGATATGAAGTTATCCCAGCAATAGGCTTATTTTACACAAATCTCATAAAAGAGTTTGCCAAAATGTGTTATATCAATACGAGATTTAGTAAATGACATATTAGTTGCATTAGGAGATAAATGTTTATATTTTTCAAGAGTATGTTCCTGTCATAAATATTTTAAAATATTATATCAAAGATTAAGGAGAAATAACATGGGAATTGTAATTTGTCAAAATATAAAAAGTAAGATAAAAGTAGTTATAGTAGGAAGTTTGCTGAATAAAATATCAATGTTGGTATATATATTTGAGGCTGTAACGGAGTCTGTTTCAAAGGAAAAAAATATAAATCATGATGAAGCAAGAAAGTTTCTTATCTCATGTATAAATGAAACATTGCAATATAATATAAATCATTAAACAGTAAATGATTATAGACGGTTGAAAGACCGTCTTTTTATAATAAATTATGTGTAAAAAATGTGTATTAAACTATTGACAAATGTGTAAAAAATGTGTATTATAAAATCCCCTATCTCAATATATTACTATAGATATATATTTGAAATGTGGAGGTTGATTATATGAAAGTGACATATCCAGTTATTTTTACCGATGTTGATACAAATATTTTGATTGAAGTACCAGATTTGGGTATTTTGACAGAGTCAAATGAGGAAGGTAAACCAAAGGGAAGTATGGCAGATGCAATCACAATGGCAAGAGATGCTATTGGAATAAGCTGTATTGAAGCAGAAGATAATGGAAAAGTAGTGTTGCACCCATCTAAGATGACAGATATTGATGTTTCAAAAGGAACATTTTATGAAGATGGAACAGGTATTGTATCTTTGGTTGATGTTGATTTAACGGCATATAGAAGAATGTTAGATAATAAGACGGTTCGTAGAAATGTAACATTACCAAACTGGTTAAATCAGGAAGCAGAAAAATCACATATCAATGTTTCTAAAGTATTGCAGGAAGCATTAATGGCAAGATTAGGAGTATCAAGATAATATAAAAGGCGGTCGAAAGACCGTCTTTTTTGAAAAAATAAAATAAATTTTAAAAAAGTATTGACATAGGGAACACCGTATGGTATTATATAATTGTAGCAAGGGAATGGTAGGAAAGGAGATAGAAATGGAGAACGAAGAAATGAACTTAGCGGAATTGTTAAAAGATACAGCAGAGGAAAATCAAACAAGAAAAATCTTAGCAATCTTGGAAGAAAGCAAAGACTTGCAAGAGGCAAAGGAAAAAGTAAAAGCCCTACTTAAAAAGTAGAGCTTACACAAACAACAAACCGAGGGCAGACCTACAACTTCCTGCTTCTGTCCTTGGTATAAAAATAATAGCAGGAAAATAAGAAAAAGTAAAGAGGTGATATGATGCCAAAGGCACAGACGAAAGCTACAGATAAATGGCAGAAAAAGGTTGGTATAATATCAAAGTCGTTCAAGCTGAAAAAAGAACTGACTGATGAATTTAAGGAAGCCTGTGAGAAAGCTGGAGTGAGTCAGGCGGCACAGATTTCCAAGATGATGCGTGAGTTTATAGATGAGCAGAAATGAAAAGTAAGATAATTTATAGAGAAAATAACTGTTGCACGAAGCATTATTCTGGCAATATGTAAAAAAGAAAACTATTATAAATTGTATAGATTATGCTGAGTGCAACAGCCTTACCGTTTTAACGATGCTTAAAAAAAGTATATACAATCGTTTTACAACAATTATATATATAATTTGAATTATCAATAAAAAATGTTAGTACATTACAGCAGTTTTTTAAACTGTTGTTGCAAGAATTAACAGGCATTATTGATATAGTTTTGATTATTAGCAATAGGGTTGTTAAAATAATCTTTTTTATTGTATTTTTTTTCATATAAATTCCTCCTTAAAAAAAACGGTAGTGTCAAATTTTTGGTTCAAAGGAATTATGTAAGTTTTAAAATTTACTTTAATAAAATACATATATGTGTACCTTATAAATAGGAGAAAAAGTATAAAAATAAGAATAAAATGTATATAAAAATATAATAAATTTCAAAAAAATGAGAATCACACGAAGCAATTCTGTGATATTATGTTAGTATCGCAAGAGTAGGAACAGTAGTTTTGATTAAGGAGAGGATGCATATCTTCTCCTTTTTTCGTACACTTATAACGGTAATTGTACTGTTGGGAGGTGGTTGGTTGAATACTGTTGAGCCTATCAGAGATTTAGATGTTGTGATGGATATAGCTGAATATCTAAAGGGCAAGAGCGATAGAAATTATGTGATGTTTATGTTTGGCATATACACGGGACTTAGAATATCCGATATACTTAAGTTTCGTGTGCGTGATGTCAGGGATAAAGATGCTGTTTATATCAGGGAGAAAAAGACTGGGAAAGAGAAAAGGTTTCCAATCAATGCAGAGCTTAAACCTGTCATAAAAGATTATGTATATGGCAAGGATGATTATGAGTATCTGTTTAAGTCTCCAAGAGGCAACAGACCAATCACAAGGCAGCAGGCTTACAACATTTTATCTGAAGCAGGCAGGCAATTTGATATTGATAAGATAGGAACGCATACTCTTAGGAAGACTTTTGGGTATCATATGTATCAGCAGACGCATGATGCAGTGACGATAAAAGAGATACTTAACCATTCAGATATATCAATTACACTCAGATATATTGGAATAAATCAAGATAATAAGGACAAAGCAATAAAGAATTTATCATTTAAGAAGCGAAAAAGGTAGCTTCTTTTTTTATTATATGTGCTATTTGACATATTAAAGGTGTGTCAAATGGGGATAAATAATTTTGCTGCACTTTAATGAAAGAAGACAGATAAGAATGATTTGACAAAATATAAAGATATGTCAAATGAGTGAGGTTGAAAGATGGCAAAGGAATATGCGTACAAATTTTATCACAGTAAGGCTTGGAAAGACTGTAAGCGGTCTTTTATAAGTGAGAGGATTGCGGTCGATGGTGGTATGTGCCAGGAGTGTGGTAAACAGCTTGGATATATCGTACATCATCGTACACACATTACACCTGAGAACATATCAAATCCTTATATAACCTTGAATCATAGCAATTTAGAGTATGTCTGTAAGGATTGTCATGATAGGTTCGATGGGCATGGAGTTAATAACAAGAGACGGGGCTTGCTTGTCATGTTTGACGAGAACGGACAGCCTATAGCAAAGCTCTAACCCCCCTGTTTATGGGTGTTTGGGACATTCTAAAAACACCGGTAGCCTAGATTGATTTGAAATGCAGGTCATTTCATAAGGGGGGTGTGGTATCAGGAGGTGAGAACAGAGTGGTAACACCGGAAGAAATTGAAGAGGAAGCAATGCACAGGGATGAAAAAGCGGATAGTATTTCGCAGTATTTAGAGAAACAAAAGCGTGTGAAAAAAGAAGTTGCAAGATTAAAGCGGTTGTTTAAGGAGATTGACGAGAATAAAAAGAAACTTGTTTTAGCAACCATTGATGATGTTGCTTTTATGAGTATCACGATGCAGGACCTCAGGGAAAACATCATTCGTGACGGAACTACAGCGGAGTATAAGAACGGCGAAAATCAATATGGAACTAAGCAGAGTCCTGATGCACAGCTTTATTTACAGTTTTCTCAGAAACAGACCCAGGCAATGAAGATATTGCAGGATTGTCTTCCGAAAACGAAAGCCGTTGAGGTTGTTGAGAAAGACGATGGCTTTGACGAGTTTGTTGGAGGGCGTGAGGATGTATGAGAAGATATTGTTTAGATTACAATCCTATCCTTGAGTATTTTGATAGGATTGAAAAAGGTGAGATTAAAGTATCAAATAAGATATACAGATGGTACAAGTATCTTGCGTGGCATATTAAAAATCCGGATGAATATCATTACTCGGCAAAGAGGGCAAATCATGTTTTGGAGTTTGCGGAAAACTATTGTAAATTGTCAAAACATAAGAAGGGAACGACAAATGATGTTCGTTTAGAACTGTGGGAACAGGCACATCTTGCCGCCGTGTTTGGCTTTATTGATGATAATGGAAACAGACAGTGTAGAGAGTCGATTTTTATTGTTGGTAAGAAAAATGGTAAGTCGCTGCTTGCGTCTATCGTTGGTTTGTATCTTCTTATTGCGGATGGAGAGCCTGGAGCGGAGATATATGCCGTTGCGACTAAGAGAGAACAGGCAAATATCATTTGGGAAGAAGCAAAGAGAATGGTGCTTAAATCGGCGGCACTTCGCAAAAGGATAAAGCCGCTTGTGTCAAAGCTGTCCAGTGAGGAGTTTAATAATGGTGTGTATAGACCACTTGCATCCGATAAAGACAGTCTTGACGGTCTGAATGTTCATGGCTGTATGATGGATGAAATTCATCAGTGGAAGAATGGCAAAGCATTGTATGACATTATGGCAGATGGTGTGACGGCTAGAGACCAGCCGCTTATATATATCACATCTACGGCAGGAACTATCAGGGAAGATATTTACGACCAAAAATATGATGAAGCTGAGAGAGTTATCAATGGTCTTTTTGATGATAACGGATACAAAGACCCACATCTGTTCCCGTTTATTTATGAGCTTGACAGCCGTAAGGAATGGGTTCGGGAAGATTGCTGGATTAAGGCAAACCCCGGCTTGGGAACCATCAAGAATAAAGATACACTGAGAGACAAAGTAAGAAAAGCTCAGGAAAATCCGCTTCTTGTAAAGAACCTTGTTTGCAAAGAGTTTAATATCAGAGAGACATCATCAGAGAGCTGGCTTAATTTTGAAGATATTGATAATAACGCATTATTTGATATAGCAGAGCTTAAACCAAGGTATGGAATAGGCGGCAATGACTTGTCATCAACCAATGACCTGACAAATGCAACAATGCTTTTCATGGTGCCCGGTGATGATAATATCTATGTTGAGCAGATGTACTGGATTCCGGAAGATTTGGTGGAGCAAAGAGTAAAAGAAGATAAAATTCCTTATGATTTATGGATTGAACAGGGGTGGATGAGAACCTGTCCCGGAAATAAAATACATTACAAGTATGTGGTCGAGTGGTTCAAAGAAATGCAGCTTGAAAAAGATATTTATCTTTTCAAGGATGGCTATGACGCATGGAGTGCAACATATTTTGTTGAGGAAATGAACGACACATTTGGCCGCAGCGTTATGGAGCCGGTGGCACAGGGAAAGAAAACTTTATCTTCTCCAATGAAATCATTGGGTGCTGACCTTAAGGCAAAGAGAATTATTTACAACAACAATCCGGTGCTTAAATGGTGCATATGCAATACATCTGTTGATATTGATAAAAATAATAATATTCAGCCTTGTAAGGGTACAAGTCCTACAAGGAGAATTGACGGTCTTGCCGGTCTGCTGGATGCATATGTCATGCTTGAAAATCACCTTGAAGAATATTTGTCTCTTATATAAATTTTTGGAAGGGAGAAATTGTGGGACTTTTTAGTAGATTTAAAAATGTAAGTAAGAAAAGTTCTTTCCAGATGATTACTGATGTCGGTAATGGATTTTATGTGTGGAATGGTAAGCTGTATCAGTCTGATATAGTGCGTTCATGTATAAGACCCAAGACAAAGGCTATAGGTAAGGCGGTGGCTAAACATATCCGGGAAACATTTAAAAAAGATGGGTCAAAGGATATTGCTGTAAATCCCATGCCATACATAAAAAATCTTTTGGAAGAACCTAATGAGTATATGTCCGGGCAGATGATGCAGGAGAAAGTTGCAAATCAGCTTGCTCTTAATCATAATGCTTTTATTTTGATAATAAGGGATGATTTTGGTCTGCCCTGTGGCTTATATCCGATACCGGCTGCATCCGTTGATGCAAAATATTATAATCAGGTGCTTTATCTTAAATTTTATTTTCAAAATGGCAAGTGGATGGAAATACCGTACACGGATATTATTCATTTGCGTGAAGATTATTGCGATAACGATATTTTTGGTGAACCGCCGGGAAAAGCACTGGTGGAACTTATGAATGTTGTGACTACATCGGACCAGGGAATTATCAAGGCTGTTAAAAATGGTGCTGTGATAAGATGGCTGCTCAAATTTAGTTCCACATCGTTAAGACCTGAAGATACACAGGAGCAGGCAAGGCAATTTGCTGAGAATTATTTAAATACAGCTTCAAAATCGTTTGGAGTGGCAGCAGTTGATTCTAAAGCGGAGGCACAGCAGATAAAACCTAATGATTATGTACCCAATGCGGCACAGACGGACAGAACCATACAAAGAGTGTATGGTTTTTTTAACACAAATGACAAGATTGTTCATTCAAATTATGACGAGGACGAGTGGATTTCATACTATGAGGCTGCGATAGAGCCTATCATATGCCAGATGGCAAATGAATATACAAGAAAACTGTTTTCAAGAAAGCAGAGAAATTGTGGTAATAAAATCATATTTGAAAGCAGCAATCTTACTTTTGCAAGTATGAGCACAAAGCTGCAGCTTACTTCATTTGTTGACAGAGGAATAATGACTATAAATGAGGTCAGACAGTACCTTAATCTTGCACCTGTTCCGGGTGGAGATGTTGCACTGCTCAGAAAAGATACCGGAAAGCTGAAAGAGGGAGGTGGAAGTGATGGTGAAGATTGATGCAAAAGGAACTATTGTAAACAATGATGATAAGTGGATATATGATTGGTTTGGTTATGACGCTTTTTGTCCTAAAGATATTGATAAACAGCTTGAGGATGCAAATGGTGATGATGTAACTATCGTTATTAACAGCGGTGGTGGTGATGTGTTTGCAGGCTCGGATATGTCTTATAGTATCAGTCAATATAAGGGTAATATTCAGGCAGATATAAGCGGGTCCTGCTGTAGTGCGGCAAGTATCGTGGCGTGTGCAACAGGTCATGTGAGAGCGTTTCCAACCGCCATGTATATGATTCATAATGTTTCAAGCGGTGCAAGAGGCGATTATCACGATATGGATAAACAGTCGCAGATATTACAGACGGCAAACAGAGCAATATCAGCTATTTATCAGCAGAAAACAGGCAGGAGTGAAAAAGAATTGCTTGACCTGATGGATAGAGAGTCATGGTTTGATGTAAAAACTGCTATGAAATATGGTTTTGTTGATGAACTGATAGAAACAGGCAGAAACGGCAATATGCCGTTTAGCATAAATAACGCATTTGGTGGAATCATACCGGATGAAACAAAGGCGAAGATAAGGAATCTTATCAAAGGTGCAGAAACAGGAAGTCTTGCTGATAAATCAAGTGAGGCTTTTTTTGTTGCCAAGGAAAAAATCAAAATTTTAAGAATGAAAGGGGAAATTTGAACATGAAATTTATGAATGTAATCAAAAATTTTAAAAGCAGACAGGATTATGGTGATTATCGTAATCAGATGCTTGATGAAGCCACACAGCTTCTTGATGATGGCAAAATGGATGAGTATAAGGCAAAACTGGAGGATGTTGAAACTCTTGACGATGAATATACTCAGTACACAGAGGCGAAAGCTAATGTTGAATCTATGAAAGGTGCTGTTAAAGTGCCAAATGTACTCAGTAATGCGTCTCATGCAGGTGCTAAAGATGGAATTGTGGCTTCTGTGGGTGATATTGTAAAAGAAGATCCTACAAACAGTATCGAATATCGTTCTGCCTTTATGAACTATGTGCTGCATGGTGAGAAGATGGCGGCAAATCTTACGAATAGTGATGAAGTTACAACTACATCAGATACGGGTGCAGTTATTCCGAACACAATTCTTAATAAAATTGTTGAGAAAATGGAAAAGACAGGTGACATACTTAACAAGGTTACAAGAACCTTTTACAAAGGCGGTGCGACAGTCCCTACTTCGGCTGCGAAACCTGTTGCAACATGGACTACTGAAAGAGGAAAGACAGATAAGCAGAAGAAAACACTTGGCTCTATCACTTTCAGTTATTTCAAGTTAAAGTGTGTTGTTGCGGTTTCAATCGCTGTTGATACCGTAACGCTTGATGTGTTTGAGAGAACTCTTACAAGCAATATCGCAGAGGCAATGGTTAAGGCATTAGAAAAGGCTATTATTGCAGGAGAGGGTGCATCTGCAAATCAGCCAGAGGGTATTTTGTCAGATGCCGTTGAAGTAGTAGAGGGTCAGAAAGTTGAAATTGCAAAGGGTAAGGATATTACATTTAAAAACTTATGTGATGCAGAGGGAAAACTTCCGGCTGCTTATGAGTCTGCTGAATGGTATATGACTAAGAGTACATACTTTAATCAGATTGCAGCTATGACAGATACAAGCGGCCAGCCTATTGCCCGTGTTAATGCCGGAGTTTCCGGAAAGCCTGAGTACAGAATACTTGGCAGACCTGTAAACTTTGTGCCATCTGAGTATATGTCAGATTTTTCTTCAACTGTTTCAGCAGATACGGTAGTAGCTTTTATGTTCCGTATGGAGGACTATATGCTTAATACTAATCTTAATGTAACGGTTAAGCGTTATGAAGATCATGAAACAGACGACCAGATGACAAAGGCTATTATGATGGCAGATGGAAAGGTCGTTGACAACAATTCGCTTGTTGAGGTCATTCAAAAAAACTTATAGTCCCTAACACAATTTCAACATATACAGAGCAGGAGCTTGAGGAGATGACTATATCGGACATCAAGGCTCTTGCTGATGAACAGGGCTATAGTGTTAGCGGTAATGTGAAAAGTCTTATTATAGAGAGTTTTCTTGAAGCCCAGGAAAAAGCAGTCAAGGGGGTGTAATATTTGACGGATTTTGGAGAGAAAATCAAAAAGAGCCTGAGAATAAAGCACAGTTCCCTTGATGATGAGATTGAAAGCAATATTGAGATATGTCTGCTTCTGCTCAGAGGAGTAGGCATATCAGAAGAAAAAGCGTGTGCTGATACACAGGATATGCTTATATTTAAGGCTTGCGAATTGTATTGTAAGTGGCAGTTTAACTTTGATAATCAGGCTGAACGATTTGAGAAAGCATTTGAAGGACTTCGTGATTTTCTTTCGCTTGGGGGTGAATACACAAATGGAAGCACTAAATGATATTCTTTTTCTTATAAGTGAAGGGGAAAAGAAAGAAGATGAGGATGGCTTTGAGGTGGAAGTACCCGGAGAGGAACTGGAAGTTTTTTGTGCTGTTAAGTCGGTAAGACAGAGCGAGTTTTATAATGCTTTGAGAAATAATAAAAAGGTTGTGCAGGTCTTTAAAGTAGCTTTTGATGATTATTCAGGACAAAATAATGTGAAATACGATGAAAAATTGTACAAGGTAGAAAGGACATACCGTACAGATGAGTATTACATTGAATTGTCATGTAGTGAGGTGGAATGATGGCAGTATTTGATTTTGATTTCCCGGATGATATGTTTGACGATGTTTTAAATATATTTGATGAGACAGCTCCAAAGATGATAGATGAGGCATTGCCGATTTATGAGAGTTCGGTCAAAAGTGAGTTGCAGCCACACCGGGATACAGGTGAACTTATAAGTTCTATCAAATGTAAGAAAGCAAAGAAAACTGTAAATGGTGCATACATCGGCTATCTGACAGCGGAGGGGGCTTCAACAAAATCTACTTACACCCGTGAAAACGGAAAAGTTGAACCGTTTAGAAATTATCAGAAAGCACTTGCACTTGAATACGGAAACAGTCATCAGCCGGCAAGACCGTTTATGCAGTCTGCTGTGAATAGCAGTGAGGACAAGGTTTTAGAGAAAATGCAGGAAGTTTTTAACAGGGGGATAAGATGAGTGTTCTTGGTGATTTGAAAACTGCCTTGAAATCCGTATGCACAGAGGTTGCTATGGATGTTTATGACGGAAAGGCAGACACATACATTGTTTATAATGTGGCAGCAGAAAAGCCGGGCGGATTTGCAGATGATAACCCGGCTGTGAATGAAATGTATTTTCAGGTACATCTTTTTGTACCTTTAAATAAAAATTATCTCAATATGCAAAAGGCTATTAAAACCGCTTTATTTTTAAGCGGTTTTTCTTATCCAAAAGTTGCCTTAAATACTGTTGAGAGAGATGTTAAAAAAAGACACATATGCTATGAGACAAACATAGCGGAAAGCGAGGTTTAAATGGCACAGGTAGGTTTAAAATCATTTTTACATGGTGAGTTAAAGGATGGTAAGTACAAAGCACCATCCAAACTTGCGGGAGCGATTGAGTTCAAGGAAAACTTGAACTCGAACGATGCGAAACTTTATGCGGATGATGTATTGCAGGACAGCGACAGCTCAGTAACAGGTGGTGATATAACGCTTGGTATTGATGATGATGATCCTGCTATATTTGGTCCGCTTCTTGGACAGAAGAAAAACAGCATTGCATTAAGCGGCGGAGAGTCGAAAACAGTTGATGTATATGATGCTACAAGCAATGATGAGCCTATAGCGGTAGGATTTGGCTATATAAGCAAGAAAAATGGTGGAAAGTATAAAGTTGTTTTTTATCCGAAAGTTAAATTTGCACCGTATTCTGTTGATGCAAAGACTAAAGAGGAAAAGTTGGAATATACAACACCATCTGTTGTAGGTACTATTTACCCTGATGAGCAGACAGGGCTTTACAGAAGAACGGCTGTTGTTGAGTCGGAGGCAGATGCCGTAGCTGCTCTTAAAGCATTATTTACACCGACAGCGGAGTAGTTTTGTTATTTTTTGAAAAGTTGTATGCTGCATTGCCGGGCAGTGCGGCATATTTTGATGTGAAAGGATGGTGAGGTTATGAGGATATTTAATCTGAGCATTGATGGGAAGACTTATCCGGCTTGTTGCGGAATAAGAGCACTTGCACAGCTTCAGAAAAAGTATGGAAGTCTAAAAGAGTTTGAAAATAAGATATTTTCACGGAGTGATGATACTGAGAAAAGTGAAAATTATCTGGATGAAATTGATTATCAGGCATTGCTTGATACTACAATGCTTTTCCTTGAGGAAGGTGCAGAGGCTACAGGTAAGAAAGCTCCTGACAAAAAGATTGTGTATGCAGTTTCTAATCCGGCAAAGCTTGCAACAGAAATTTTTACTACATATGCAGGCTCAATGTTTCCGGAAAATGAGAACGATGAAAAAAACTCGGAGAGCCAGACGGAGGGAGAATAAATTTCGTCTGGTATAAATTTATTGCAAAGACAAAACTTGGATGCTCTGAGGCAGAGTGTAATTTTCTGTCAATCGGGGAATTTTCTGATCTGTACTATGAATATAAGAATGTATTTGACCTTGAAATGAGCATGCTTGCATCCTCAATCTGCAATATGTTTGCAGGAGGTTCAGCAAATACCTATGAGAGGATGATAACCAGTGCAGAGGAAAGAGAAGAAATCATTAACTTTTAGAAGCGGAGTGATAAGATGGCGAATAAAAATAAAATTGGTGCATCAATAGTGCTTGAGGGTGAGAAAGAGTTTAAAGCAGCGGTTACGGATTGTAATAGACAGCTTAGGGGAATGAAATCAGAGCTTAGTCTTGTTAAAGAGAAGTATGCCGAAAATGCGAACAGTCTTGAAGCACTTCAGGCAAAGCATAAAGTTCTTTCTCAGGTGCTTCAGGGACAGAGAAGTAAACTCGATGCAACAAAAGCCGGTTATGTGCATAGTGCTGAGTCACAGAAAAAAGTTGCAGACGGTCTTGAAAAGTTAAGGGCAGAATATAAAAACGCACAGGCTGAAATGGATAAAATGAAGAAATCCGGAACAGCCACGGATGCGGAACTTGATAAACAGCAGAAAACCATTGATGAACTTGCAGAGGCAATAAAAAAAGGCGAGAGAAATTATGAAGCCGCTGGAAATAGAGTACAGGACTGGAATAAGACGTTAAACACTGCTGAAGCAGAGACTATCAGGGCAAACAGAGCCTTGAATACAAATGATAAGTATATGAAAGAGGCTAAAAACTCGGCAAATGGCTGTGCAACATCAGTCGGTCATTTTTTGCGGACAGTTCAATACATGCCCTTCGGTTCCTCTCCCTACTCCTGCGTTTGCTCTCGTTTGATTTCTCCCTCTGTATCCTCT